TTATTTTCATGATCCGAAGTTTTCTTTCTCGGCATACTTCGGAAAGAACCTGCGCCCTGCGAATTGTCAATTTCTGTAAATTTTGTTTTTTCTGCACCCTCTTCCAGCTTTTTTGTTGCTCTTCCCGCCCGTTTTTTTTCAGGTGATTTGGTGCTTTTTTTTGTTGTCTTTACCTGCGACCGCACCTCATTTTTTTTCATATTGAGATGCTTTCTGGCTGTATTGAAGCTAAGGCCATGCTCCTCACAGTATTCCTTTACAGTGATCCCTTTTTCTTCACGCAACGCTATAAAGCGGGCGCGGTGCTCCTCCCAATTAACCAGACTCATAAAGCAACACCACGCTTTTTAACGGCGGCATTCCACAGCTTATTCGCCATGTCCACCAGCTCTCGTTGCTCTTTTCGCGCCTGTTCGACTGATTTCCTGCTACAGTTTTTAACCAGTAAGCTACCGTATTCAGGCGTGCGCCCGCGCACCTTGAACTGATATCCGTTCAGACCATGTAGCCAGTATTTTCGTGGATACACACGATCATCCAGCTCACAGATTGCCCTGCTTGAACGAACAAAATGACGAATGATGTTAGTTACACTTACTCGTGAAACATGGAGATGAGGGTATTTTTCTTTGGCGAGAGTGGTAATTTCAGTGACTGTCAGATAGCAGTCAGCCCTGATCATGATATCCGCAATTTCTGCGCTGCTGATTTGTTCCATTAATCCCCCGGGCAGGAAATGACCGAGGGGATGATAATGAGAATGTTAAAACTGTATAGACTGGTAAAAAGATGATTATATTAGAAAATTAATATTAAATACCTAACGCTACCAGCGAGACAAACGAACAACATGTTTCACTTTTGCGATCCACTTTCCGCGATAACTATTGATTACGGCCTGTGCCAGCTTCAAATTGGCTTCAAAATCAGCCTTACTACCATCAGACTCCACCAGCATTCCTCCATCTATTTCTGGTAAACATAGATAATCCTGCTCAACCTGCAGCGGCATTGATGGCTCTCTGAATGGCGTTACTTGCTCTGCTTTCCAGCGAAATCTAACCCTCATCCCCCTGGTGGTCATTACTAGATAGCCTGTTATAGTGCTTTTATGGCCCACATCAGTACGCGTGGCATTGCATGACACGATCTTACAGTTAGCGATAGACCACTCCATATTGGTGGCCTGTTGAGTGCTTAATTTGGTAGTCCCGTACATCAGAAAGCCTCCCAGTCAGTCGCGATAATATCCACACCAGTTGCAAACCAGTCTGTCTGCGCCTGTAAATCCCCATTCATCATTACCAGGCGAGGCATCACCATCACATCGCACCCTTCCACAATATCGAATGCCTCTTCCGGCAAGAATTCGAAGAGCTTTTCTTTGCTGCCAATGCTGCCACGGAACATCGATATATAGCTCCCTTTAGGCCATGATGTCCGCCGGGCATCAAGCCCTTTCATCATCCAGTAAAAAGCCGAGGAAAAAGGGATATTCTTTTTGCCAATGATTACATTATTCGCTTCTGTGTACTTCAGGAACTTAACTAACCTTACCATTGACTCGGATAACGCAACGTATGGCTCATGATTGATTGCTGACACGCTTACACCGTGCAATCCAACGCTTACCACTGTCATATCGCCGCTCTGTGCGGTTTCGATATTGACGCCTTTGCGAACTAATGAGGCGTAAAGTTCCTCTCGCTTTTGGGTCCAGCGTTCCCGCTTCCCTATGAAGTCACTCAAAATGAGATCTTCTTCTGCATATGCGTTATCGTTCGCCATTAACATAACGTCTCCTTTTTTACACGCGCGACTATCCCCCGGAAGTGCCGGTAGTGATGTCGTAAATTCGTATTAATTAAGGGGTACAGCCTGAGCGGCTATATGATGAATTGAAAGGAGTTGTGGCGGTGGTGCCTCCACCTGCCAGGTTAGCCACTCCTGGCGACGTCACTTATCAGAACGTAGTGAATAAAAATGGCTTCGTCACGAGCGCATAGCCGCAATTACCACAACGGAAACGGCGCTCACGCTAATTAAACGCCTTTTCCTGTTGTGCGCCGTGCTCTTCCGGCTGTCACACCGAATCGCCAGGATGGTGAGTCCTCGGTCCGCCACTGTTATCGGGGCTTGCACATTCCGGCTACCTGGTCCGTTTGCCTGAGCAAGAGTCAAAGATACCCCTTTAACGTCACCAGACCGCTAACGACGCATGTGCCAGACGCCGTGTTACAACCAAATATGGTGGCCCCTACCGGACTTGAACCGGTGACCGTGCGATTATGAGTCGCCAGCTCTAACCACTGAGCTAAAGGGCCAGATTACTGTTAATTCCGCTTACGCTTTTTGCCAGGACCGCGTAAGGCTTTTGCTGCTTGCTCGACCCCATATGCAACCACCAGCAGAAATAAAAATGTCCACCAAGGGTTCTTGTCGGCAAACGTCCAAAATTCCATCATGTTATCTATTTGGTTATTTCACCGGAACAAACGGAACAGCGGTATTACTGGTCATATACTGCGGTAGCGTTCCGTTCCATTTGTTGATCGCTTCCAACTCCATAACGCCGGGGTTCTGGCGCAGAGCCTCACCGCGTAAACGAATGGCATCAGCTTCAGCCTGGGCTTTTGTGCGAATGGCATCGGCCTGTCCAGCAGCTTCTGCGCGCAGCATGTTGGCTTCTGCTTCGCGTTGCTTGACTTCCTGCTCGCGTTGCAGAGTTTTCTGGTTCGCCGTGACTTTGGCATTAATGCTGTCGATAACGGTTGGCGGGTACTCCGGCTTGCCCACATATGAGAGGCTCATTACCTGAATACCGATGGGCGTCATTTCTTCCTGAATGTCTTTAAGGGCTGCATCAAGCAATTCAGATTTGCCACCGTCGATAAATTTGTCGGTGGTCATTTTACTGGCTAACCGGTTCAGAGCATCTGCAACCTTCTGGCGTAGATCGGTATCAGTAATATCATCTACACCTTTGCGATAGGTCTGAAATACCGTTGTGACTTTTGCTGGATCAACCTTGTAGGCTACGCCGATGTGGTAACCAATGGTTGTTCCGTCGCTCATCTGGAAGCTGAACGGCTCATCGTATGTCTTCATTTGCTTAAAGGTCGGGAAGATATAAACTTCAGTATTCAAGCCTGTCCAGTAGCGACCAACGCCAACTACTTCACCGATACCTTTATCATCCCCCAGCTTATTTACTTTGATCCCTACGTTACCTGGCTCTACCCGATCGCATCCGGTCAGACATAAAGAACCAAAAATAATCGCTGCACTAATCAACGTTTTTTTCATTAATCAATTTCCTGGTTTTTTCACGAAAAAAGACTACTGCAAAAGCCGGGTAAATGAGCGCGAGAAGGACTCCCAACAATACAAGTATTGTTCTGTCAGATGAGATCATATTTGGCAAAAGCCAAACATACAGAACCAGTGACACAATCAAACAGAGGACGACATAAATATATAACCGCACCCATAGCGTTCGACATTTGTTCGGATTGTTCTGCATCCTCTCACTCCATTATTTACCGAATAAAAAAGCTGCGGTGCCTGGTGCCTCCAGGTGACGTTAACCAGTTAACAATTAACGCCGGGATGTTTGACTTAACCACTAAGGAGGATTGTTTTAACTGTTCCGCGTGCGCTTAGCCGCATTCACCGCAATGGTAAGAGCACTTGGCTGGCTGGGCGGCGATGACGCCTGTACGCATTTGGTGATCCGGTTCTGCTTCCGGCATTCGCTTAATTAGCCAAATACTCTTAACGTTGCACTGGCGGAGAGTAATGGAATCGAACCATCATCGCTTGCGCAATGGGACGGTTTTCAAGACCGCTTGAGCACCATGCTCCCTACTCTCCAGTGATTGTGATGGTCGGTGCTGAACTCCGACACAGGGTTGTAGCAAGCCCCGCAAAGCGCGCACTACTGTAGTTGCGGCACATCAGCCTGTGCATTCACCACAATGTTGAGAACACTGGTTGTCACGCTGCAACGCAACATTTATTCATAGATTGGGATATGACCCCGTTACGCCAGTGTTCTCAACGTTGTGGTGCCGGTTACGGTTCCGGCCAGGCCTCTTCCTCAACGGGGTGTTCTCCATACGGACTACCGTTTATTGGTCGTTCCTGCGGTTTATGTTGTGAAGCCAGATGCTTATCTTCTGGTTGCTTCAAAGAGCTGCACTTCATCACAACGGTAAGAGCACTCGATGCATTTAAGCCAAGCCCCATAAGGGAGAATGCCCTTACCTGTTGTGTTGGTGCCGGTTAACGGACTCGAACCGCTGACATCCTGCTTACAAGGCAGGCGCTCTACCAACTGAGCTAAACCGGCAATTTGGTGGGGAGTGATGGAGTCGAACCACCCGAGTCGCAATGACAGTAGATTTACAGTCTACCCCGCTACCCCTACGGACTAACTCCCCTAAATTGGCGATGGTGGGTGGATTCGAACCACCGACCGACAGCTTAGAAGGCTGCTGCTCTATCCTACTGAGCTACACCATCACTTGCCGGGTACGTCTCCGGCGAGGGCTTCCACCTCCGTATGCTTTTCGGCGCACCGCGCCCTGGCTGCAATTCGGTAACAGGGGATGCACAACCCTGGCTTCCAGCGTGATTAGCGCCTTCAGCATGACGGGATATACCCGTAGTAGGATGTTATCCCAGAAAGCCATTAATCAATGGCTGTTACGCGGGAGGGACGTAACAGGTAAGGGCGCTGACCAGAAAGACCTGACCCTTCTCATTCATCTGGTTAATCACACCAGCGCCCTTGCCTGTTATGCCTCCCCGTTCCCTAATACACAGACGGGGACACTCTGCGGTCGATTTTTTGACGGGGGACGACTCATACCCCGTGGCGTCTGGCTTCTTAGGCCGCTACCATCATCAGATCATCGTTTGCATTTACTTTAATGGTCGGTTTCTAAACCGCCGCAAAGTCGCTAACCATGACGAAAACCCTAAAAAAGCCCACCCGAAGATGGGCAAATACGCTACATCTCACACAAGAAAGAAGCCGACTGCCTGAGCTGGATTCACTTTCAAATGCCCGCAGAAAGGGATCACAAGTCGGCTTCTTTCTTGATGCGGCACTCTCTCCGCCCGTCACCGCTCTGTCTCGGTTGTCGCGTTTGCCACGCCAGCCGTAACGAGGTTTAAAGTCTTTACACGTTTCCATCACTCGACTGCCGTCTGTGGCTGTTCGTTGCAGCGGGGGTGCCTCCCCCTGGGGATATCCCCGGCCTTACCCCATTCTTTCAAGACACAATGCAAGGCCACATCCGCATAGGTGCATTACCGCAACATTAAGGAGACTCAGGGCAAAAGGTAACCGCCACAAAAATCCCTATGCCTCCTTAATGTTGAAGATGTGCATTGATGATTAGATGCAGCATGTACCGTTACTCTCTGCCGGACCATCATCAATGAACACCTTAAAAAGACCTTCCGTGGCTCAACATGTATTGTCGTTTACTCCGCAAAGTGCTCTCTCTGAAACCACTTTCCGCACTAAACCTGCTGAACTTTGGCCTGCACGGTGCCAAAGCGTGCTCTTGCATTACCATACTTTTCTAACACTTTAATTTGTTAAATGCTGGTGGGCGAACAATAACCAATAAGTGACTATCAAGCCCAGCAAGCGAAACGTGGGTACTGCCCACCAGCAAGGAAAATTCTATGTTAAGTTATCTCCACAATCAATACATTCGAATTGTGATTTTAGATTTCTAACACATTATTTCCCATAAAGATCTTCTACACCCCCATTCTTCTTATCCCATTCGTTCGCCCATACCCGGCAAGCGTCAATGATTTCCTGACGACGATCTCCTTGCATGAACGGGATGCTTTCATGGAAACAGCTTGGAATGCAGGCCACACTGAATACAGTATCAAACTCCGTCTGCTTGATTGCCTCCAGCGTCTCCGGACGCATTTTTAATTCATCGATTGGCGCATCCTTAGAGTCCATAATCCGGCGATATAAGCGCGGAAAATCCGTCTCCAGGTACGCCATAATTTTATCTGCGAGACATTCGTCTATGTCGGTATTCCAGTCCTTTTCGAAGCCCGGCAGGCGATAGTAAAGCGGCGTTCCCCATACCGATGGGATCACATCCATCGTTAACAGGCGATTGGTTCTGATTTGTTGATGGTAATTAGCCGTCAACAGTGCTTCGCCACGCTGCCCTGTTTCCGCAACCAGGCCGTGCGGATACTCATGGATGTAGGCAATGGCATCCCTTCCATCATACATGAGTGGAAATGTCTCTGGTCTTTGTCCCATGCCACAAGCACGGTTCAGATCGTGACCAAGCTGTGAGCACTCTCGCTTTAATGTTTCGATAATGCTCTGCGCTGTAGCCAACTTTTTACGCAGTGTGACGCCTTCGCCTTGATAATCAATGCATTGCTGATTGAGCTTGGTTAAACGCTCTTTTAGTTCCCGGCGCTCTCTTTTCAGCGCGCGGTTATCCTTCTCCGCAACATCCAGCCGCTTTGTCAGGCTGGGCGGATAGTCTTTTTTGTAACGGTTCAAATCGGCTTCGGCAGATTTACGCAGTGTATTTGCCTGTTCAAGACGCGCTTCCAGATTGCCGATCTCATTACGCATATTCGCGGCAAATTGATTAACTGCATCACCCAGGCTTTCAACTGTCGCTGATACGCCTGTGACTTGTGAAAAACGGATCAAGCCATCATTAACGGCTTGTTGGTATTCCTCAAACTGATCCACCAGCTTATTGTAATCAACTGCCCCATCATCAAGCAGCTTGTTGATTTCCGCCACTAGGTTATCTGTAGTGGCAATGACACTCTCGTGCAGTCGCTTTGACAGGTCATCACCCGGATTCCGTTTCTGTATAAGAGCGATTTGTGTGCGCAGCGTTTCAATTGCTGTCGAGATAATTTCCAGATTAGAAGTATCAGTGTGTTGACTCATTGCTGTTCCCGTCACTTTGTTAAATTAGTTTTCTAACATATTTTATTAGTTTGATGGCGGTACCGGAAGATGCAATAAACAAAAAACCCGCTAATTGGCGGGTTTTTATGCAATTACTGTGTTGCAGCCTGATAAATAAGATACGCGATAAATACAGGTACGATGGCCCATTGCAGCAATGAAAGTAGCCTCATTACTGTTATTGGGGTAACTCCATCCACGTATTGTTTCTCTGACATTTTCCCTAACCAACTAACCGACAACAGTGCCGAGTTTTCACCCAATTCCAGCTCTCTGAGAGCTTCACGGATTAACGGCGCTGTCACAGCCTTAACCGGTGTGCTCAACGTGATACTCCGCGTCCTCCCCGCATCGTCAGCGAACGCCAGACTCACATAATATTTTTTGCTCAATGTACAAACTCCCAATCATCAGCGCTTGCACTTTCCGGGGTTATGTGAACCTTATCGCCAGTAACAATATTGCGAGCTTCAAAACTTCCATTGATACGTTTCGAGATCTCAATACATAGAGCCTGCTGCCATGAGCGACGACGAGCGATAGCATTAGTTCCTGCAGGGATAAGTTCTGCCACGTTAAGTAAACGCAAAACGATTTCTCCGTTTAATCAAGACAAACATACTCCGTGATAGCTTTTATGGCTTCAGCGGCACTGCGCGCCTCAAAGCAGTAGTAACCGGCTTCAGTGAGGCGGGTCATCCAGACGAGTTGTTCGGGAGTCAGGCGATTTCTCCCATGTTTCATCTCAATGCGCATTCCGTGGTATCCCCCACAAGCAAGGTCTATAGAAAGATCGGGATATCCCTTCTTTTGGCCCTCTGCCACCATTTTTATTGCCGTCCTTATGCCTCGCAGGCCACCGTTTGGAGTGGCGTGAGTATGCTCATACACATAACGCATATTGCGATACAACCAGTCCAGGACGCGAACCTGCTCGTAATGCTCATGGTTCCTTTTGATTAGATCTGGGTTTTTCTCCAGTTCTCTAAGAGCTGCGGCATGTGGGGATGTTTCAGAATATTCACTGCGACGCCTTCTCTTTCGCGCTATTTTCTAACACACCCATTGATAGTAAATATGCGAAATAATAACAACAACGTTAGATTTGTAAAACAAGAGAGATACTACTCAAGGATGGTCTATATGCAACAGGTCGGATTTGCTTTTAGAGTAAAGAGTGACCTTAATCAACAAGGAGGGTAAATCGCATGGCATTTACCCAACCTGTTATTTTTAAAGGGTTATTTTATCCTGTTCGGATAATTCTTTGATTGTCTTGTCGATTGCGATCAACCAACCTTCATAGGTTAAATCATCAACAAGTTCTACCAACTTATCATCGGTGTGAGGAAAGTATATCCAGCTCCAGTTCGCAGGGTTTTCTGCTTTTCGCAGCGTAAAAACCTTCTTGTATCGGTGGAACTCAAGGATATACCCCTTCGATATGGAATATTCCTTTAGGTCTTCGACCGTAAACCTACGATTCTTTCGCATGGCTACCCCATGATTCGATATTTCTCTATAGACTCGTCGTAACTTATGTACACGTATGGCTCTGTATCATCAGCATAAGGTGCGACTTCCAGAGCATGAACGGGATTGTATACCGCGTCATTTCCCAGGCGATCGCTCGAATACAGATGCCCAGCCAAAACCGTAAGCGCCGGGCGACTCATTTTGTAGATCTCTGCCACATCACTATCTACAACTTGTCCAAATGATATGTCGCCGCGCTCCAGCAATAACGTTTTAAGCGCAGGCCACCACGGCCCATAAAGGTGATAAAGCTGTGGATTTTTCTTCAGTCTTTCTACCATGCCATCAAGATAAACTGTCAGGTATTCTTCTTCACTCCTGCCATTGAGCGCCTGCGGCAAAATGTCCTCAAGGTAGGATTCCGTCGGTTTTACAGTGTCAATTAATGTCGTCATTCAAATTCGGCCCCGGTTGGGGCCGCTCCTTATCTGTTAGGCCGCATCGGCGATTATTTTACGCAGTTCATCTACCGAGTAACGCGTAGATACCATCCATGCAGGACGGTCAAAGTTCACATCAGCAACCGGGTTTGCTTCAAAATTCCAGAAACGCCCGCCAATCTTCTTAATCGCGTCTTTGGCGTTCCGTATTGTCGAGGAACCTGGTTGGTCGGCAATGAGATAAACCGCGCCAACGTCCTCGCTGACGCTCCACCAGCGCCCGCGAACACGCGCCTTAGCGCGAATCGGCTTATCATTAACCACAATGATATAGTCATCATTCGCCGCTTCATCAGCTCTGGCTTCAGCCACTGCCGCCTGCTCTTCTCTTTTGCTTTCAGCCTGCTCAAGCCTTTCCGCGATCTCTGATTCAGTGGCCCCGCCGTTTTTCAGCGATACATAGTCCTGCCACGTTGCCGATTTGAGCGTATCCGGCAACTCATTCACATAGTCGCCGTCTTTCAACTCACGGGCGCGGCGGGTAGCCATTTCTACCAGGCGATTAACAGAAACAGCATCAGCAAAATCGTCCTTACTAATGTATTTTTCATCAAATGCATTGATGACAGCCCCCACCTTAATCCACTGTGCTGCCGGTGATTCCAGGGGGTTATCAGCCTGAACAATGGCGAGTTTCGCTCCATCTACCCCATTATTCGCCAGCTGTTCCAATGCCGCCCATCCATCTGCATCACTGAGTGATTTATATTGCTCAAACAATGCATCGCGCCAGGCCACCAGCGCAGAACGTGTTTTTTCGATCTTCGTCTTAATTTTCGCTATCTTGACCTGATTAAACATCCGTTCAATATCATCGATATTGCTAAAGGCTTTCATCCTGCCCTGGAATAAACGGTATGCCAGCACGGTCCTCCAGAATGATTCCAGACCTTCTCCGGACGGTTTGCGGAACAAGCTAAGAATATCTTCAGAAGTGACTTTATTAAGCGAGCGACCTGACAGACCACGCCCAGCCATCCAGTTTTCGAACTCCTGGGCAACATCATCCATCGTTGCTTGTGCGCCCCATGCCTGCATTCCCTGGATGTAATCATACCCATACAATGCCTGGAGGAATCCCTCTCCGTCCACGATATTCAGCGGATTATCACTGGCTTGTATTTTTGCCACTTCACGCTTCAGCGCCTCATTGTTGATATCAGGGTAAATCCACTGCTCTGGTGCAATATCCGATGTACGCCCGATTTTCTGTCCTATCATGCCATCATAGGTCGATGACAGCGCGATCTGACCATCATCGGTGCGATAGGCCCAGTATTTAATACCTGGTTCACCGCCCCATGCTCTACCAGGCTGGCCTGTAGTGACCTTCATTACTCCGTTACGAATAGCATCATAGAACTGATCGCGAGTAAGTGACGTTGATAGCTGGTGGCACTGAACACCACGCGCAGCCGTTGCGCGCGATTCAGCTACCCCCTCTTCAAAAGTTACCGCTTCAATCACAGAGTCAAACGGCAATGTAACGATTGACCCCGGTGATCGAGCGTAACGACTTGCTCTATCCAGCCAGGCGATACGGCAGATGTATTGTGCTTTTTCACCGTCAATTTTTTCCACCCGGACAATCGCTGTTGTTTCGCGATCATCAATGACTGCACGGTAATAACTACCTTTATGCAACAGGATATTCTTGTCAGTGCGCATATATTCCTGTGGGTTCTGAATAACATCGATACTGATATCCAGCACACCAGACTTAATAGCGCGCTCCACATCACCACGAGAGCGTTTCATTATGGTATCCGCGTCTTTTGCCCTGGTGATCGCAAACTTCAGCACCCGCGCACGTTTTCTGTAGCTACTCAACTGCTCAAGCGCGTATTTTTGCCCATTCCTGTTCGTACCCGCTTTTATCAGGTCGTCAAGATTGCGCTGGTAATACTCTATCTGTTCCATCGCGCTTTTCAGTTCTGTCTCCATCATGCCGATATCTTTTCCGGCGGCGTTTGCCGCTTTCAGGTAGATATCGAGAGCATTGTTGGCCTCGCGCTGTGCTTTCAGTTTCAGACGTTCTTCACGCTCTTGCGCCTGGCGAGCCATGATTGCGCGGCGTTCTTCCGGGTTTGCCGCCAGCATAATGGCGCGTTCATCAGCATCATCCGCATCACCATTGGCGATCTCTGACATGTCGGAGGTCATCACCATCTTGATCCAGTCTTTCTTACGTTTCAGCGTATCCAGACGGAAGTCGTCGAATGTGCCTTTGCCACAATAGTAGTGAACATTGACCTTCTCTTGCGGTGAACCTACGCGCGCACCGCGCCCATTTCGTTGGTCGATACTGGCTGGTGTCCAGGGTAGTGTCAGGTGGTGGATATCGGTTGTCCCGATGTGCAGGTTAATACCTACTTCAGCCTTCTTGTTACAGATTATGATGCGCGTGCGACCTTCGTTATAGTCGGCGGCAATACCTTCCATGCCCTCAAGGCCAGCATCATTTTTGGCTGAGAGATAATCCTCATATTGGGCAAGTTTGCTGTAGTAGGTTTCCCATGCCCCTTCTTTGTATTCACCGTTTTTGTTTGGAGTAGGTTCGGTCGGCTTATTCACCTTCTTCAGCTTGATGCCGCCAGCCTGGCTAACTGTCGTCGCATTGATAATGCCAATCTCCTGCTCCGGCATTTGCAGTGCACTGGCGATAATACGGCGCAGCTTCTGGTGCTGGGCTTTTTCATCAATAAAGACGATCTGCTTACCGTTCTTCAGACCTTCACGAAGATTTTCGATCAGCGCGGCATACTTCGGCGGGATGGGGTGCGATACCTGCTGCATATCAATACCGGCAGCCGCAATGGCCTTAAGTATTTCAGCTTCCAGTTCAATGCTGGCACGTATTTCAACATGCGTCGGATGTTCACTAAAAGCGGTCTTCACTACCTTGCTGGTACGCGTACTGACCAGCCCGCCAGCGCCGTCTTCCTCGGCCTCATCAACATCATCTGCCACTTTACCGCCAGCTACTTTTGGCAAGGCATCAGCAATAGCTTTTACCTGGTCTGCAAGCTCAACGGGGAACTGGAATGTAATCGCACTGGCATACAGATCCGGGTCTATAGCAACCTTGTCCATGTCACGGATGATGGAGAAGATGAAATCATCCGGTTTGTCGTTAGTGATATGCCCGTTTTCATCGACTGTCAGCTCATCATTGCGACTTAACTCCTGAGCACGCTTACGAAGCTCTTCATAAGCAGTCTCCTGCTCCCCTGTCATCGGGATCTGCAAGGTGTTCTCAATGATGTCGGGAATTTTAACCGTTGCTCCGACATCTGCAGCAGTCTTCAGAGTGGTCCAACGATGGAAAATACCACGCAGGCCGTCAAGGTTCTGGAAGCCCACCAGCCCCTGCTTCTCTTCCACTTCCCCGGAAATTTTCTGGACCTGAACTGTGGCTGTTTTGCCAAACACACGAACGAAATCATCAGGCGTAATGATGCCCATGCGCATCCACTCTTCCTGCGGAATGACAGTAGACAGCATGTTGAAGGCATCAATCGGACTGTTCACCAGCGGAGTTGCCGTCAGCATGACTACACCACGCCCGTTGTTGCGTTTCATCATGTACGCAGCTTTTACAGCCATGTCGCGGGCCATCTTGGATACTGCCGGGTTAGGCAAATATGCCAGTTGTCCCGCTTCACGCCCGGCATTAAAGGAGTTGCGGTAGTTATGCCCCTCGTCGGCAATCACGCTATCGAAGTTCATATCCTCAAAGTACGGGATATTCTGCTTCTTCGTTGTACCGGTATTCGCGGCCTGATCCTTAATCTTGTTCTTCTTCTGCGCATCACGGTGTTTACCGGACGCCAGGTCAAGACGCCCCATTTCCACAGCATTAAAGACAGCTTGCTGTGAGTTCTCCTCGATGGTTTTTTCTCGTAGCGGGATAGACGCGAATTGTTCTTTTGTCATGATGACCGTTCGCCAATTTGACGACGGGATCATGTTCATGCGCTGAACGATAACGGCGCTGGCGGACTCTTTCACAACATTTCTGGTAAGAGGCTGCCCGTTACTGTCGAGGCGTGGTTCGCCATTTTCATCAAGCACCGGCGCGGTCAGAATATTTCCGCTGTCATCACGAACTTCATCCAAACCGATAAACATCATATTGGCGAAGGCATCAGCACTGTAGAAACTCTGTGCCTCGTGATACCAGTTCTGATAAACCGCCTTCGGAACAACAATACACGTGCGTTTAGTGCGACCTGTTTCGAAGTTATACGCCTCAAGCGCAAGCGCGGTCGTGGTTTTACCCAGCCCGGTACCAAATCCCATGATGCCGCGCCCATCTTCTGACAAGCGCCGAACTTCTTCATTCTGATAAGTAAGAGGAATGCGCTTTCCACTAAGCCCTTCCAGGCCAAGCGGTGCGTCAGAATGCGTGAACGGAATGAAACCATTGAATGCGTCGTTATACTCGCGGGCTATCTGATCAGCCTGCGGGTGAGTGCGTAACCAGTCGTTAAAACTAACTTCCAGTTGAGCAATTTTATCCAGGTACTCGTTAGCGTTCTGCCCACGCGGTTTAACACCGTTCAGGTAGTTTTCTAACTGGTTCAGGAAGCCGTCTTTATTGTTGGCCTTCTTGAACTCATTCCCGTTTTTGCCGTTTACGGTTCGTAGCTGATAGCCGGTAAATACCCCGTCCTTACCTTCGTAATCGTCCGGAGATACCAGAATGCCATCGACGACCTTCAGATCAGGTTCAGTGTACTTAAACTCGTCATAGCCCTGCTCTGCCAGGAACTCTTTTATCAAGCGGCGATCCAGCCAGCGGGCATTCAGATTAACGGTGACTTTATTTAGTGGCGTGAAAATACGTTTCTCTTCGATTTTCGCCAACTGACGCTCAAAGTTCGCTTTCTGCTCACCTGTTGACGCATCACGCCAGCCCATCAGCAATGCTGTTTTGGTTGCAATATCGCCGCTGGTGGCGCGGTCCATCGGCAGCAGGCAGCCATACCCATCAATAGCGATATCATCAAATTTCGCCAGGTATTCAAGGGCCGCGTCGTCGTCCTCTGGCAGTTCACCAGCAAACGCCTCACGAAAGTCTCCCAGCGTTATAGGATTAAGGGCTACATCACTGAAAAGATGTGCTATCACTTGTTCAGGACGTGTAAAGTCAATACCGGCAGCACCATCCGTTACATCAAGTCGCCCTGCCAGAAGGTCAGAAGTGGAACCATCCTGTTTCACATTGCCAGTGAACGTCATCCAGTTTTTAGCGCCAGCTTCAGCAAGCCCATTCAGCTTAATGGCGTGCGGTGGTCCATACTTCGCAACTTCTGCTGCCGCCAGGCGGGATGCATCTGCCAGTTTGTCATCAACGTTCACACCCAGGTTACGCAAATCAAGTGCCTTGTTGATCAACTGACCTATCAGCGCACCGCGCATAACGCGCTCCCTGTCTTTTTCTCGCTGCTTGCCAGCAAAGCGAATCATTGCTGCCACTTCATCACTGACAACCGATGGATAGTCGGACGCGATCGCCGATATCTGGTCCCATGACAAAGCCAGAATCCCGTTTGTTGACTGGAACGCGATCTGCAGATCGCCAAACGTCGAAACACCATATCGACTTACATCAAGCGCGGAGGATTTGGTTGTCGTGTCCTTAACCCATTTCAGACCATCAAACTCATGCCAGATACCGCCTACAAGGCGTTTATCGCCCACTTTCGCGCCCTGCCATGCCTGAGTAGTTACGCCGAGCAAATCCCAATTGATGCGACTATCAAAGCGACGAGATAGCGCGGTTTTCATCGACTCATTGGATACACGACCGTCTTTTTTCACCACCAGGGTATTGCGGAAGCTGGTACGTTCCATGTCGCCGTAAACAAATCGCTTCCCTTCGGTTGTAAACCATTTTCCTTTGAGGAAGGTATCCCAAAGGACGTTTGCCGATTTGAGTGTTGAATCATCCGTGTCGGGGATCATCTCCAGGAAGGTTTCCGGGTGTTTACGCAATACCCATACGTCCACCACGGTATCTGTACCGGATTCGCTGAACGTACCAGAAGGCATACGATGTGCGCCCAAAAATTCCGCTTTACGGCTGACTTTATCGCGCAATTTTTTATATTTCGCACCATCGGTCATGCCATTCGGCACCACCAATACGATAAGCCCACCAGGCTTAACCTTGTCGATCGTGCGCAGCACAAAGTAATTGCCAACGTTCTTCTCGTTTGCATATGCCGGATCAAGCCCGGCGACACCGGAACGCCCTTCACCAAACGGTACGTTACCTACAGCGTGATCATACATTGCGTCTTTCGCCGCCAGCGCCTCAAACGCCCCGATATTCACATCGTCTTCCGGGTGCAAAAGCTGGTTTATTCGACCGGAAATCGGAGACAGTTCGGCGCTGGTCATTATCATGCCCTGCCGTTTTGTCTCCTGGAAAATACCTGTGCCCGCTGATGGTTCCAGTACGTGCCCGCCATCAATACCGTAGTCAGCAAACAGATCCCATATACCTTCAGCCATAAACTGTGGCGTGTAGTATTCGTATTGGCTGCCCTCACCATCTGTCAGGCCGCCTTCACCGGTATACCCGGCAAGAATCTGACGTTGTTCGTCAGTTAATTTCGCCCCATCGAAGCCGGGCGGAAGGGAATTAAGAAGATTTACTGCGGCATTGTTTGCTGCCCGGCGTGTTTTCTGAATACTGACGCCATCGGCTTTCCTGACGCCAAAGGTCGCAACAGCACGTAATTTATGCAACCGACTAACAATTTCAATCAGTTCGCCTAAGCTGGAGGCTTCACTGATTGAATGAAGTAGTTTGTCCAAAGGATTTCCCCCTCTAAACCGTAAAAAATTCCGCTATGCGGTACGGTTGAGAGGGTATGGAGAATGTTATTTTCAGGGGGACGATACTACCGTCAAAATCACATACTCCCCATAGTTTGCCTACTTATTAACCCATTACCGGGAGAAAAATATGGCAAACATTGAACCTCGCTGGCTAATTGAAGCCCGTAAGCACATTGGCCTGACTGAAATAAAAGGCGCTAAACACAACCCTGAAATCGTTCAGTTCTGGCGCGACATCAAGCGCGGCGGAATTAAAGACGATGAAACGCCGTGGTGCGCAGCATTTGTCGGTGCAATGCTGGAACGTGTAGGCATCCGCTCAACAAGATTTGAGTCGGCAAAATCCTATCTGGATTGGGGCGAGAAATTAGATACACCGGCATACGGATGTATCGTTGTATTTACCCGCGTAGGCGGTGGGCACGTAGGCTTCGTTGTCGGACGCCGCGCCAATGGCGATCTGCTTGTCTTGGGTGGGAACCAGGGGGATGCGGTTAATATTCGCGCATTCCCAACATCAAGAGTGTCTGGCTATCGCTGGCCTGCTGGCGAACCACACAATACCGCTCTGTTACCAGTCGGAGACGCAGCAACCTCAACTAATGAGGCATGAAAAAAGCCCCGGCCAGGCCGGGGCATCACGCTTCAAGTCACGATCCAATCATTACCGACTATATCAGCCGTCGATAAATCAACTTCCCGGATCTGGAGTCCATTAATACAAAACCATCCGGTAGTAGAGTAATTATCAGGCCAGGCCCATACACCAACACTCCATGCTTTACGGCGGCACACTTCAGCCTGTCCTTCCCTGATTTTTTTACCGCCTGCATGATGTCCATCACTCACCTCCCCAACCGATCACCTGGAATTGCCCCATTTTGGGGTGATACCAGCGTTTTCCTCGGTGTTCAGCCTCCGACATCATCCGGTTAAAAGCATTCATGAAGGGAGATAAGGCCACGATGGAACGACGCGACAATACCCCCTCTGGAGTTAAAAACTCATGTGTATCGGTGGGAATCCGGTAAGCGTTGACAAGGTTGCGACATTTGGCTTCAGTCAGGCCGCATTTCGCCGCCAGCTGGCGGTAGCCAATGTAACCATCTGGCATATTGCCCTTCTTGATTTGCTCGACGGTTTCAGCGACCTGGCTAACCTTTGACTCAACAGCATGAAGCCGCTTTCGCTGCTGAACTGCATTTGCAGCCATTGCGGCGATCATCTCTATTTCGGTCAACGGCTGGCGTACTTGTTCTTCCAGTTCGCGCCAGCGGTCCACCAGCCGGGCGGTGAATTCCGGAGAGAGCTGCGCAACGACAATGATACTGTCTCGTTTGCCTTGCTCGTCGCTAAATCGGAACACCTGAATTAATCGAGAACGCCCCATTACATCTATTTTTGGTTCATCCTCAATTTGAGGACGAACAATAACGCCGGATTCGGCTAATGTTTCAATGGTACGCTTCACATTGTCATGACGTTTTCCCACCAGCTCCGCGATCTCAATGCTGGTCATTGATGGCTTTTCAAGAATGCAGATATCCATCAGTGTGCCTCCGCAATGCCGGGATTGGTAATATTGCGATACCAGGGATTAGTGTTTGGTTGTGGGGAAGTAGAGAAACGACCAGTAAGAACACCATGCTGATCAGGGATCAGAGAACGGGCTTCTTTTTCGGTTGCGGCAATTGCGAAGTGATCGCAGTGTTTTTGCAGGGAGTGGAAACGCCAGATGAATTCAGGACGTGAGCAAGGATTGGCATTAACCATAGTTACGGCCTCACTAACAGGTTTAACAACCTGCTACCCGCTGTCAAACAGGTGGCAGGACGTGACAGGGTTGACAGACTGGCGTTAGTGAAACCAGCAGGCCGAAGCCTCCCCATCACGCCCCACCATAATTCGGGCGTAACGCGGTTTACGGACACAAAGATACCGCAATATCGGAAATCTGCGGTTGTCCGCACTAACATTCAGGCTGTCAAACCTGGTCGCAGAATTTGCTACGACGGCATGAATATAAGCCTGAAAACATGGAAGATCAACTAAAAATTTCAGCAATGGATGACTTCAGTCGATGATGCAGATCATACATTCCGATTTAGAAACAGCAAATTAATTTTCTAACACAAATCATCGAGCGAGCATTTTCCGATCATTGGGATGCTTTGTAGACACACAGGTCATCCCCTAAATCCCGCAGGGATTGACCAATCCTCCCGGTCAAATTCAGACCGATAGCCACGCTGTTTCATCAGGTCAAAGGCTTCACCAATGGTTACACACCCCTGGGAGCCAGAATAATCCATTGAGAAATCCAGGGCACTGGATTGTTTAGGCTTATTCACTGCGGTAGCGGCACTACGTATCCATGCAAATTTTTTTGCCAGCTTTTCAGCGGTACGATACAGAGCCTGCCGTTTTGCGTGCCCCTCGTCTGAACGACGCTTTGCAGCTCTCGCTTTTGCCGCCGCCAGGCAGTGGTTGGTATGTTCTTCCCTGATTACTGTTTTTTTATCCAGTCCCCCATTATCCGCTTGAGTACTATCTGCTGGTGAAGCCTTTGGCTGAACCGCGCATGATCTTTCTCTTCTTTTGGCTATAGAGTGACTCTTATTTTCTATTGGCTGTTCATTTTGAACATGGGGGGACTTGTTCAATTTGAACAGGGGGTTCCCAGTTTCAAAAAAATAACGAACCTTTGAAATCAACTGCTTAACCAGCTTTGTGGCGTTGGCAAATTTGATGCCCTGCTTACCCCCTATCTCCATTGCTACATGAATGAAGTGGAGAAATTGTGTCGTAAACCGATATACGTTACACACCTGGGCATTGTTATTCGCTACCTGATGTTGCTTAACAAGCATTCCGCACTTCGTCGCTTCAGCAAATGCCCGGCGCACAGTAGAAATGCTGCGTCCTGTAATCTCGGACATATCAGCATATGAGCGACGGATCATGTATTCATCGGTAGACCCTGCCAGGTTGGCGAACTCGGCAATAATGGCGCTATGTGAAGGGGAAAGAAGACCGCTATGACGAGCAAAAAAACTCAACTGATGACCTTTGATTTTTTTGTGGTATTCAGTGTTGTTTTTATACTCAGAAGTGTTGAAAGTTACTGAAACTGAATTTAAAATACTCACCAGATAGTTCCGTGAAAAAATCTATCTACCGTATAAATCTATGGAAGTGGATTTATACACCCAAAAAGCCGCTTCTCAGCGGCTTTTGCTTTTTTGGCAGTCGCTACCGGAGCAGTGACCGCGATCCTACTCGATCCCATCCACCAGGATCAACAGTGTATATAAATACACTATGTTAGAAATTTAACTTAACAAGGCGGTTACCCCCTTCTAGAAACGAAGAGTAACGGGGTGGTGTTTTTGTTCTCCTTCGGTGATAACTCTGGTTCTTTCTTGCCTGATACCGGTAAGCCATAAGTAGCATTTGCCCCAAGAGA